CCATGTACCACAGCATCAACGCCTCCTGACAAGAAAGTTCGCAGTGAATTCTCTGCTATTTTCTGTGTAGGGCGAATCTCTTCTTTCAAAGAGTTCGTGAAAACACAGGTCCACATCATGTCTTCTCCCGCCATTGTATCCCAATCTTGCTTCAACCACTCATCAATATCTGGATCTTTTTCAAAAAGCTCCTGTTTCGTTGGGTGGTGAATATTGAAAGGGACTCCGGTGGAGGTTGACATATCCAATCGTTGTTTTGCTTCTTCATAGCTAACAACACGAGAGTTTGACATATACACACCAAAATGGCGCGAGGTCATCTCCCATGCTCGATTCATCTTGTGAACTTGTTCTTCACTCATAGGCAACATCGCCTTGCCATACTTAGCAAGGGACTTATAAGCTGCATCTGGGTTAGGGACCGGTAAATCCCATTCCCCAGGCAGAACGAAACCAATTTCATCCATGTAACATTTTAATTGTGGATCCATGACGCGCTTGTTCAAGTAGCGCGGGTTCCGTGTCACCTGTCCCATGATCCGGAAATGGATCGGTGACAAGTAACTTTCATGTTGTTCCGACACAAAGGCTATATTTCTAAAAACCTTTGCCCCATCCTTCTCCTTGTACTTAGAAGGATACCGCTCATAGAACGGCCTCTCTAGTAGTTCGGTTGGGAGAGGGGGCTGGACCGAAAACCCAGTCCAGTGTGCAGAATGATGTCATCGTTAGACAGACTGTCTTTGAACTCCTTTGTAACGGGTTCAAAACGACCAAAATCACGGCCATTTCCATGCGTCCAAAATCCAACGATCTTACCGTCGACATCAAGAACGGGAGAAGTGCAATCACCATTACGGGTCTTGATGTTGCACCAGCCCAGAGGAGAACCAAATCCTGTGATCAAATCTGGTTCGTCTTCTCCAGAGCCATAACCCAAAATGGAAACTATGGCAGCGTCTTCGAGAACTTTAAAATCCTTGTTCTTCCAGACTGCTGGCACTCCAGAAACGGGGAAGTATCCTATTTCTGCATTAACGATAACCAAGTCAGACCCCTTAAGTGTAAGGGACCTAACATGATTTGTCGCGGTATACTCTACGGAGAAGTCCTCACTTAGAGCATGCAAAACTACATACAACCGATTACTCACCTGCGTTGCAGTGCACAAGTACCTCTTCCCTTGGTAGAATTTATAAACCCCTGCTGCTAACTTATTTGGCTTGAAAGCTTGAGCTTGTAAAGTTTCATTCTGAAACGCTTCAAGCCTCTTCGCCTTTAAGGTAGCTGCTGTATTCGTTGGGGCTGAGAAGGATCTACGTTTTGACTCATAGATCTGTCTCCTCATATCATCTCCACCAATTTGCTTTAAAGCCGAGTAATCTGGCATTGCTGCATTTTGACGTCGAGCATTCCATTTTCGCCTCTCATCGAGACGCGATTGAATGAAATCTTCTCGGTCATAATTATCAGTGTCACCACGATTATCTCGTCTTTGAAGTTCCTCTTCATAGTCCTGTTGGTCT